TATTTGGCGCTGTAATCGCCATCCACAGAGAACTGTTTTTTATCACCAGCACCGTATGCGCTGGCGGCCACAATCCCGGTTTCGTCGCTTTCATCGCTGTTTGTGGCCTGCGGGTCAATCGCGATAACCGTACGAACCTTATCAAAGCGGATCTGCAGGTCGCGCGCGGCACTAATCATCGCCTCAGTCCACAGTGCGCCCTCCGCGTTAAATTTGCGGGGCTTCTGCATGTACTGAGCCTCGGCAGTTCGGCGGTGAGAGAACAGTGATACGCGGTGAGACTCGTTGTGCTTGAACGGCCAGAGCCAGCCATCAGGCAGACCATGTGCAATCGGTATGGCGTGAGAGTGCTCCGGGTATTGCGCCGAATACGCCTGGCTGTTATCGATAATCACCGGCAGATTCAGGTGATGCCACATTTCACCGGAGCCACCGCGCAGGAGGTATCCACTGAGGTCGTGATAGTGGATACGCTGCATAATCACAATCATCGGCGTTGTTTCTACGGCCAGACGTGATTTGATGGTTTCGTTAAAGCGGTTGTTCACGCCATCGCGTACAGTTTCGCTGTAGGCATCATCTGGTTTTACCGGGTCATCGATAATCAGCGCGCCCTGCCAGCCTGGCTCCATGTGTCCGGCACGAAAGCCGGTAACCTGCCCGGCAGCGGACGATGCGTAAACCCCGCCGCCATATTCATTCCACCACATAGCCTTACTGTCCGCATCGTCACGCAACGCCATCGGCCACATTGACTGGTAGGCCTGCGATTTGACCATGCCGCGTGCAGTCGATGAGTTCAGTAGCGCCAGTTGGTGGGAGTATGACAGGTGCATAAACCGGGCGCGCCGGTTCAGCGCCAGTCCCCGGCCCATCATGTTAATGGTTGCCAGTTCTGTTTTGGTGTAACCAGGCGGAACGTTAATGACCAGGCGCTTTATCTCACCATCTATAACGCGGTTCAGCGTCTGCTGAATAACTTTGTGATGCGGTGCGACAATCATCTTGCCGCCGGTGCGCTGTTTGAAGAAATAACGCGCGTAGTACAGCCCATCCTCTTCGCATTCGACCTTACGGGCAAATGCCTTTTGCTCAGCAGTCGTCATCCTCCATCATCTCCTGCCTTGCGGATTTGTATTCCTCTTTGCTCATGGTGATCGTCTCGATAGCGCCACCGTTAGGCCCGGAATGCTCGAATTTATGTTTGTTTGTGTAGGCATCACCGCACTCTTTGGCGGCCTGTTCAATCAGTGACGCTGCCAGTGCCATATTCCGCATTGTCTCTGCCTTCGTCATCATTCGGTCAAGCGCACGCAGCCGGTAGGCCTTATTGGCTATCGGGATGTCCGAGATTTCATTCTGGAAACGGGTGCGGGTGGCGTTGAACAATTCCACCCACCGGGCAGCTAACGCCTTGCCACTGGCTTTTGTGGGGTCGTAGGATTCGACCTGCTGGCGGGTAATCTTCACCTGAAATTCAGCCTGGACAGCCTCGACAACCTGAGAAGGGGTATCAAAGCACGCAAGGGCCTGAACTATGTAGGCTTTCACATCATTTTTTAGAGCCGCCATAATTCACCATTCGTCCAGGTCAGTCCAGGTAATCAAGCCAGTTTCAGCAAGCAGGTTCCACATGCTCTGGCGATATCAATATGAGCCACTTCCGCAGGCCTGTTCGCAGCGTCCACCAACTGCTGCACATCGTGACTGGCACCATAGCGGCGAACAACGCCCACGAACTCTTCCACATCGTGGCCGCGTAGTTTCAGTTTGGGTAATCCACTGTCCCGGTAGAACTTAGGCGCCCCGAACTCATCGGTTTCCTGTGCGATGTGGTACAGCTCATGTTCCACCAGCGCGCAGAAATCCAGATCTGAACATTGGGCGCAGTAATCAGCGGCCAGGGTGATGATGAAATCCGGGATGTGACCGAACCACTCATGCATCTGCTGTTCCATTCGGGCTTTTTGCCAACCACCAGCACGCATCATTACCTCTTCGGCCTGACCGAGAACCGTTCGCCCCTTTTTGCTGAATGCAGTCGCCGCCCACAGGAACGCTATATCAGCATCAGCGAGATGTGCATGGTCAGGGTTATGAAGATGTCCGGAATCGGCGATGATTTGTTCCTGCACCCACTGCCATACACCATCGGCAGGAGCCAACCGAATGTACGGCGCGAACTCTTCAACGAATGCGGGTGATGGCAGCGGGCGGCGATCGTCTTCATTCGCCATGGTTCTCTTCCTGTAGTTAAAGCCATTAAAAAAGCCACCCTGTTAGAGGTGGCCTTTGTGATGGCAATAAAAAAGCCACCAGCTGATGCCAGTGGCTTAATTCTGGTGTGATGGCTACTTCCCAAAATTAATTATGAATTTCTCACACCCCTTCTCGGCATCTTCGAGAGAACTCGCAATTTTGAAGCCGTATTCATCGTGAGTTAAGACCCAAAAACCATCTCTGGTTTTCTGATAAATGTCGGCGTAAAAGAATCGATTCTCATCCTGAAAAATTTCAAACTTAAACCGACCCTCAGTTGGGTGTTGTATCACTATGGTTTTCAGCAGTGTCGTGTATGCCATTCTTAATTTCCCACTAAAAAGAATAGTCATTAACGTAACACTATCAACGCTCGAGTTCCTGCATTATCACAGGCACTCAGTGAATGCCTGCTGTAATGCCTGCCACTCAATCTGCGGGCTGAATATCAATGAAGTACTCTTTGCCCTGTTCGAACTGTCCGAATGCTGCGGGGTTCGATACAACCATTTGAAGCTGACCGCTCGGGGTGTACTTCGACCAACTTTCGTTCTCTACGCTGCCAGTAGTGACAGCCCCCAAAGTTACGACAGCAGATGAATGGTCAGGAGATTTCTGGATTGAAGTGCAATGGAACTTCGCACGTACGGTCATGTTAACCTCTTTGGTTTTGGCAAAAAAAAGCCGCTCGGACAGAGCGGCAAAAACAATTACCAGGGAATAATGATGGAGCGTGGATGTCAAAACTATAGCGGACAAGCAGTTCAGGATATTAAACCAGGATATTTCCGAGAGAATATATTTGTGATTATTAGCAGACTCCGTGTCGTAACGAGTGTTTTGAGAACCTATGCAATTGCACCCCTCAGGAGAAGATCGGATTTCCCTCTCCTGAGGGATTTTTTTTATCTCAAACACTGCTCACGCACATATACTTGCAGGCCCGTCAGTTGTTTTGTGACGGTTTCGATTCGCTTTCTGAGGGTGAAATAATTCCGTTCAGCGGCGTCAGTAAGTCCGGGGGCGGTGCCATCATCCATGCCGGTGGCGCTGGCCGCTCCGTTCGCGGGACATCTGGCGGAGATTTGCAGCCGCTTACGCCCAGCAGCAACATCACGCTCAAGCTGATTAATGTTTTCCCGGGCATCTGCCAGCTCCTTCGTATATTGCGCATCAAGTGCCGCAACGTCTCGCTGGCGCACCTGCATGTCGTTGATGGTGGCATTCGCGAGACTGAGCGCCTGTGTTTTCTCGTCACGCTGCTTTTTGTACTCAATGGCGTTATCCCGGTACCGGTTAACCAGAAAGGCCAGCGCCCCAGTAAGAACCAGCACCACCAGCGGAAACCAGTACTTCCTCAGCAGCACCTGGGTCATAACAATGCCGCCCGAGCACGGTTATAACGCTCTCGGCGGTCTTCAAGCCCGTTTTGCCCGCCATTAATAATCTGCGTGACGCGGGTAAGGTCGCCGGAGTAAAGCAGGCATCCGCTGGTGACAAAGAACCATGCCGCCGAACGTGCCGCATTACGGTCCTGCTCCAGTTGCTCAGGGCTGGTGACCAAATCGAGTTTCAGCGCGGCGCCGCAGCGTCGGTAATTATCCTGACCGGTGATCTGAATCAGGCCGCGTCCACGATATTTCCAGCCGTCACCCGGTGCTTTGTTGCCCAGGCGTTTGCTGTAAACCAGATTGGCAATAGCGCGCTGGCGCTCCAGCGGTAACGCCTTCTCATATGCGCGGCGGCCCAGCGCATTTGCCTGGTCCTGAGTAAGCCGACCGGCACGAACAAAACTCGCGAGGCCCGCCACGCTGTAATTCATGCTTTCCACCAGCCGGGTGAAGCCAACAGATTCATGCCCGGTCTGCGCGATAAACATCGCCTGGTCATTCGGTGCAGTGATGCCAAATTCCTTCATGGCCGCATCAATGTGCGGAAACCAGCGCGCAGCTAATCCGGCGCTTATACCAGCCGCCAGCTGAAATTGTGATTGTTTCATTCAGACCTCAGGACATAGAAGAGCCGCGCCACATTCCCCCGAGCCCTGAACACGGCGGCGCAGATAATCAGGTTGATTGTCACGGTTGCCCAGTGGGTATGCAGGTAGGAGTCAAACAGATACCGGAACGGCACCGATGCATACGCCAGAATAATCAGATAGGCCAGCCATGACGCCCACGGGTTATGTCGCCCACCAGGCTTACGGAACATCATCAGGCGCAGAACAATGGCGGCACAGGCCACCACGTTCGTCACCACCAGCGGATCGTTAGTTACCATTGGTTCCCCCTCTCCAGCGTGCCAGCAGCTTTAGCGGGTCCTGTTCACTGAAAAAAGTCAGCGTCTTGATTGCCACGGCAGACAAAATCACCGCACCGAGCGCGTCCAGTGGCTTGTCTGCGTAGCCCGTCATTTTTGCCAGCCACGAACCCACCAGCCCGGATCCATACACGCCAGCGAAATACGACACGACGAAATACGCGGAACGGCGGAAAATCGTCAGGTCGGCAGCGGTGGCCACGTAGAACACGGCCCCGGCAAACGCGCCGAACACCACGCC